AGTAGCCGACAGATTAGGTATAGAGTATGGATATCCCAAGATTGTATGTTGGGGTGGCGCACTAGCAGGTAGAAAGAATAGAGAACTGCTAGGTATGATATCGTCTAGAAACACAAAGATTCGCGCAGTGGCAAATGCACGCTATTATTATGGGGAACGTGGTGTGCTTGTTTTCAGAAATGACGACTCCTTAGAAGAAATATACAAAGACTTCGTGAAGCAGGCCAATGATTCGTGGGCTGCTATTGCAGGGAAACACGACGATAGAACCATGGCGATGATATGGGCGTTGATGGTGTTGGATAAAGAAATCGTAGATGATTACTTCACAGTGGAAGAATATGATGATTGTGGAAAACCTGCGATACTTGCTCCGCATGATGACATGCAGACATTCTCCAATCCAACTAGTATCTATACCAACGAACAAGTGGACAAGATTGAAAATAGTAATCTATCTCCTATAGCGTTTGGATCTGTTGGACACTCAATCGAAGAGATTGATGGACTGCTAAATGATGGTTGGGTGTTTTTGGGTGGATCTCAAAACCAGAACCCAAATCAAAATTGGGGAGAAGATCAATGGCAGTCATACGAACGACTCGACGCAAATAAATACTTTTAACCATCATGCCACAAGAAGTTAAACAGTCGTATCTTAACAAAGCCAGAAAAGATAAATTTCTATTGGTGTTTGACGTTCCGCCAGCACTAAAAAGGATTGTATCGCAGCATGTAAGAAATAACACTAATATATCACCAGATTCAGTCCAGTTTAGCATTTGGGGAACGATTGTGCCAACAATTACAGTTAAAGCTAACGAAACTAGACACGCAGGACAAACTCTATATGTGTCTTCTCACTCTAGAGACTCATATCCACCCGTGAATGTAAAATTCAACGTGGACAGCATGTATAGTAACTATTGGACTCTTTATAAGTGGTTAAACTTGCTCAACGATCAAAAAACTGGAATTTACAATCAATCTAATACTATTATAGATGGAAACCACCAAGATTACCAAACTGATCTGACTATCTACGCTTTGGACGAAAACGACAGGAAGCGCGTCAAATTTGTATACACTAAAGCGTTCCCTACTTCCGTAGACCAATTAGAATTCACTGAACAGGCAACTGGAGAAATGGAAATAGGCAGCGGGTTCACATTTGTATACTCTCAATTGTTGGTTGAGTTGATTGCTGATAATGTCTTTCAGACTACACTTGACTAATTGTAACTGGATTATAAATTTATGACCGATTTTCATAAATAGTAACATGGCAACAAGAGTTATACAAAGCCCCGGTGTGGAAATCCGCGAGAGAGATCTAAGTCTCATCGCTCCACCGAACGTTGGGACTAATGTGTTCGTAGCAGGTTTTACTAATCAGGGTCCATCAGACGAAGTTATTAAGATCACTACAAGGGACGAACTGGAATCAATTTATGGCGCACCAACAAATAGCGCAGAACGATATTTCTACTATTCTGTCCGCGAATTGCTAAATTCGCCAGCAAATATCTACACTTTCAGACTACCTTATGGTTCTGGATCTGGTGATGGTTTCGGTTCTCAACACTCTGCTTTGGTTTATCCGGTTCAAGCGTATGTCCCTTCCACTTCGGCAGTTACATCCACTCTAGAACTAAGTGCTGCTACATATTTCTTGGGTGAACCGATTCACGTAAACTTAACAGAAACCCAATACAATCAAGCGGTTGAAGGAACTCTTTTCGACTGGTCCACAACTGGTGGAACTGCCACACAACTTAGCGCCCTATCCTCTTTGGGTAAGGCGGGTGTTATCATTCTTGATAAAGCTCAAACAACAGTCAACAGCCAATTTGAAGGTTTCTATGTTGGTCTTGCAGATAACAGCAACCTAAACCCAGCGTCCAACTTCGATTCTATCGTGACAGCCAAGACTTTGAGCTTGACTAGCAACTTCATTGGATTGAGCGGAAACAGCCAATTGGCCTATACAACTATTCCAAACGGAACGCTACAATTCAACTTGTCTGCCACATTCAACGGTGCTACAAACTCCATCTCTCAAATCATGGAGAACTTGACTGACTACAACATCGACGGAAGAGACGACGACGACCTTCTAAACGTTGCAGTATTCAAACTTCGTAAGTCTGTCTTTGCTACAGAAGCATTCAAACTCGACTACGTTCTTGACGATGCAATCGTTGGATCTATCGACAGCTTCAGAAAGAGACTAAATCCTCTTGGTGGTCCAGCTATTCCGTTCTTCTTGGAATCCGCAGACGAACAAAGCAGAAACGTTGAGATTTTGGTAAACCCATATATCTCCAACAAGTTCACACAATCCAGCTTGGACTCAAGTGGAATTCCTCTAAAGAAGATCCGCGTGGTTACACGTTCTATGGATGCAGCGATCAGCACATCATCATTCTATGCAGCATATGGTGTAGATGGAACAGCATTCGACGAAATTGTAAGCAAGATCGGATATGCTGACAGCTTGTATCCTCTTGGAGCATTCTCCAGTGCAGCACTAACACAAAAATTTGTTGGAAACATTCCAACGAAGGTTAATAGAGCATTGGAAAGTATCAAGAACGATGAAGTTTATGATATCGACGTTCTAGTGGAAGCTGGATTGGGAACAATCTTCACAATGGCATCAGCCGCAGGAACATCCTACTACGATGACACTCTATACACAAACACTCTAAAGACAAAGGTTGATAGCTTGAGAACATCAAGTGATATCTCAACTGATGCAAACGCTACAGAACTTCGTGCTAACTATAGCGCAGTGTTCAATCAATTTGAAAACTTCTGTAACCTTCCAAGCAATACAGGTGGTCGTGGAGATTGCGTATTCATCGCAGATCCAATCAGACACACAATGATCGTTGGTAAGAACACAAAGGTTCTATCTGATAGAACCAAGTCTTTCCAAGTTGACGTATATTGGGCAATCAGACACCAATTCGAATTGGAAAACACATCCTATGCAACAGTTTATGCAAACTGGTTCCAAACATATGACGAATTCAGTGGTGAGAAGATCTGGATGCCATCATCCCCATTCTTGGCTGCTATCTTCGCTAAGTCTGATGCCGCAGAATTCATGTGGTCCGCTCCAGCGGGTTTCACAAGAGGACTTGTTACAAACGCTCTAGACCTTGCGATCAACCCAAATCAAAAGCATCGCGACGAATTGTATAAGGCTAACCTAAACCCTATCACCTTCTCCGCTGGTGCAGGTATCGTGGTTCTTGGACAAAAGACACTAAGCCGTAAGTCTAGTGCTTTCGACAGACTTAATGTTCGTAGATTGTTCTTGGCTCTCGAAAGACCAACCAAGAAGGTATCCAAATACTACTTGTTCGAACCGAACAACGAATTCACAAGAACTCGTTTCGTCAACACGTTGACTCCAATCTTCGAATACGCTAAACAAAATGGAGGTCTATACGACTACTTGATTATCGCAGACGAAAGAGTTAATACTCCACAAGTCATTGATAACAATGAGCTAAGAGCTACAATTCTAATCAAACCAACAAGAACAGCAGAATTCATCATCGTTGAATTTACGGCCACTACGACCGATGCTAACTTCCAAGAGATCGTTGGATAATCTGAGTATTAAATAACTATATGGCTACTACTATTGAAACCTTCTTCACTCAAGCTGCACAAAAGCAGTTCTCTAGAGACTTCCTCTTCAGAGTCAAGCAAATCAGCATCGCTGGTCTTGATCTCAACGGAGAAACAGATCTAGTTTACGCTAGAAGTGCATCTTTACCGGGTCGTAACATTCAGAATAAGATTGTGAACTATGCGGGACAACAATTCAACATTCCGGGTAAATCGGAATATCCTAACTCTGAAGGTTGGAGCGTGGAATTCTACCACGATCAAAACATTGAGTTGAGAACCAAGTTGGAAAAGGCATCCCGCAGGTTGTTCAACAATGAAACCACAACAGGTCAGATTTGCATGCCGGGACCAGAATCCACAATCACGTTGGAAGTTCTATCGTTGTGTTCTCCTGAAGATCCTGATGGCTCTCAAGGATTACAAACTATTAAGACTATTCAACTTATTGGTGCATCCATTCGAGACATTGGAGAAGTTCAATACCAGATTGCTGATGGAACAGGCGAAATTCTGACTCTAAGCACAACGTTTGCGTATCACTTCTACAAAGACTTCAGTTAATAACAAAAGGCCCGCTGGCAAAGTGGGCTTTTTCGTTTAAGTTGACTGTAAGTGGAAATATTCTATATCTTCTAAGAAAGTTCCCATAAACTGTTAAATATATCAATGAATGTAATTTATAAAATTCAAATCAATGATAGATATTATCTAGGGTCAACAAACAACTTTAATAAAAGAAGACATCAACACCTATCTAAGTTAAGAAACAAATACCACCCAAACAAATTCTTACAAAACTTATTTCATAAATATGGCGAAGCTTC